TGTGACATTTGTTAATGGTGGATTACCAGCACCAGTTTTAGCAAATTTCAACACTCAGTATAGATTATCTGATGGAAGTACTTCAAGTTTAGCTTTGGACTTCAATAGTAATCTTGACAATATTATGGATACCCCATCATTGTCTGCAACTACAACAGTGGTATATGGAGCAATTCCTGAGTCTAATTTTTATGACTTAACTGGAGAATATTCAAATGTGATAAATGAATATGGTTGTGATACTGTCAACTTGGCAACAAATGATTTGAGTTCTGATTTGAACGATCCTTGGTATTATGCTAACTTTGATATTACTTCAGGAAACGCTTACTCAGGATATTCATTCTTTTATTATGTTTCTAGTTTAACATCAGGAAGTTCTTCAACATTCTCAGGTACCGTATCAGGTAGTGTTTTCACTTACTCAGGAACGGCTTACAGTGAATACAATGACATGGTTATTGCAACTCTTCGTTCTAGAGGTATTTCACTTTACACTAATACGGTGGAAAGTGATCAGCATGGACCAATTTATGAGGTGAATGCGTTATCTGCAGTAACATTAGTTTGTACTAATCAATATTCAGGGGTTACTCAATCTCCTTATGAAACTTTCTTAATATCTGGTGTAACTAAAGATGCTGACAACTTTTCTTTTGAAACTTCTATGTCTGCGGCTTCTTCCAAATACATAACAAAAGTTTTGGGTGTAGACAACTTTGGTAAATCAAGAAACGAAGTTCCATTGTTTGTGGAAGAAGTTTATCCAGGAACTTTGAACTACGCTTACAACCAAGGATATATCAGAGGTTTGAATTGTAACTTGGTCGCTTTGGAAGGGGCTAGAAGTCAAAACCCTCAATCAATCGCTTACAATGTTACACAATATAAATCTCCAAGTACTCCATTCTTAGTTTCAGAATTAAGAGGTAATAAAGTTTATAACTTATTTAAATTTATCTCAATCTCCGATGGAAATGCTGCGAACACTGAAGTAAAAGTTTCAATTGCTAACTTGTCTTTCAACAATATGACATTCGATGTATTGGTTAGAAACTTCTTTGACACAGATGCTAATCCTGTTGTAATTGAAAAATTCACCAACTGTAACATGGATCCACTATCCAACAACTTCGTAGCTAAGAAAATTGGTTCGAGTGATGGAGAATACGCGTTGATATCAAGATATATAATGGTCGAACTTGCTGATGAAGCACCTATCGATGCAATTCCTTGTGGATTTAATGGTTATACTCAGAGAGAATACTCGTCATTGAGTAACCCATCACCATATCCTGTATTCAAAACAAAATATTACTTCCCTGGTGAAGTTATTTACAACCCTCCATTTGGTGGGGCGGCTAATACCACTGAATCTGCTGGTGACATCGTAAGAAGAAGTTATTTAGGTTTCTCAAGTCAATTCGGAGTTGATGATGCGTTCTTACAATACAAAGGAACTCAGAATCCTTTGAATTGGGTGGCGTCTCCTCTTCCAGTTAACGGTGAGGCTTGGAACGTATTGAGTAAAGGTTTCCACATGGACTCAGGTGCTACTGTTGTTACAATCTCTAACTCTTACCAAACAAGTGGTGAAACTGCATTCGAGTGTGGTGTTGCTAACTTTACTACTGATCCTGAAACTCAAGATAATCCATACTACTTCATTTACGCTAGAAAATACACAGTATGTTTCGCTGGTGGATTTGACGGATGGGATATCTACAGAGAACATAGAACTAACCAAGACAGATTCCAACTTGGGGCTAATGGATTCTTGGCAGGTGCATCCGCATCACAAAGATATCCAAACGCAACTGGTACAGGTTTGTTCAAGAGAATTGTAGTTCAGAACAACACTCAAGATTTTGCTAACACCGATTACTACGCATACTTGTTGGGTATCCTAACATTCGCTAACCCTGAATCCACAAACATCAACGTGTTTGCAACTTCAAGTATAGATTATGTAAACAACTCTAACCTTGTAGAAGAGGCTATTGACATGGTTCAATTCTCAAGAGCTGACTCAGTTTACATCGCAACGACACCTGATTATCAAATGTTTACTCCTGATGCTACTAACTCATTGGATATCATTTATTCACAGGAAGCGGTAGACAACTTGGACAACACAGGTATCGATTCAAACTATACTGCGACTTACTATCCTTGGATTTTGACAAGAGATACTGTCAACAACACCCAAATTTACTTACCACCAACAGGTGAAGTTTGTAGAAACTTGGCGTTGACAGATAACATCGCGTTCCCTTGGTTCGCTTCAGCGGGTTACACAAGAGGTCTTGTGAACTCTATCAAAGCGAGAGTGAAATTGACTCAAGAAGATAGAGATACTTTGTATCAAGGAAGAATCAACCCTATTGCGACATTTGCTGATGTGGGAACAGTAATTTGGGGTAACAAAACTCTACAAGTTGCTGACACTGCATTAAACAGATTGAACGTAAGAAGATTGTTACTTCAAGCTAGAAAGTTGATTTCAGCAGTAGCAGTAAGATTGTTGTTCGAACAAAACGATCAAATCGTAAGACAACAATTCTTGGATAGTGTTAACCCTATCTTGGATTCAATCAGAAGAGACAGAGGTCTTTATGACTTTAGAGTAACAGTTTCTTCTTCACCTGAAGATTTGGATAGAAATACATTAACTGGTAAAATTTACCTAAAACCAACGAAGGCGTTAGAATTCATCGATATCGAATTCTTCATCACTCCAACAGGAGCTTCGTTTGAGAATATCTAAAACAGAAAGGGGGGTTTAGTCCCCCCCTTTTTTAGCCAATGAGAAAAGAGTATACAGAAGGGTTTCAATCGGAGAGCACACCAGATATGAAGTATTATGCGTTCGACTGGGACGATAATATTGTTCACATGCCCACTAAAATTATAGTTAAAGATGATAGTGGAAATGAAGTGGGAATGTCTACTGATGATTTTGCGGAATATAGACATATGATAGGTAAGGAACCTTTTGATTATAAAGGTTCAACTATTGTAGATTATGCTGATGAACCTTTCAGAAATTTTAGATCGGGTGGTGACAAAGATTTTTTGGTTGACGCTATGAAAGCTAAAGTCGGTCCCGCTTTTGATGATTTCAGAGAAGCAATCAATAACGGATCAATATTTGCAATTATAACAGCGAGAGGTCACAATCCTAACACTATTAAAGAAGCAATATACAATTATATTATTTCAGGATTCAATGGTATTGACAAAGATCAACTATTAAAAAATCTTAAAAAATATCGATCATTCGTAGACGAGGAGGACATGAGTGACGAAGAACTGATAAAGTCTTATTTAGAACTCAACAAATATAATCCAGTGTCTTTCGGTAATGAAGAAGGAGCGGTCAATCCAGAAGAGGCTAAAGTGGAAGCGATGGAAGAGTTTGTAAGCTACATCAAGGGGATGGCGGCTTTACTTAATAAAAAAATATTTCTAAAGAAGGGAATAAGAAATAAATTTATTCCTAAAGAAGTATCTATTGGTTTTAGCGATGATGATCCTAAAAACATAGAAGTAATGAAAAAACATTTTGAAAATAAACCAGATAATATAGTAAAAACTTATTCTACTGCTGGAGGAGTTAAGCGAGAAGTAAAGTAAGGATACTTGTAGAAAAAAAAAAGTAAAGAGAAAAATTTTTCCACAGGTCTATATTTATGAGTATAAACTAAGAACAAAAAAAATTTAAAAATAATATGGCTGATTTACTAATGAAAATGCCGATACCTTACGAACCGAAACGACAAAACCGTTTTATCTTGAGGTTTCCATCTAGTTTGGGTATAAATGAATGGTTTGTAGAGTCAACCGCAAGACCACAAATAACAATTGGTTCTACAGAAATTCAGTTTTTGAACACATCAACTTTCGTTGCAGGACGATTCAATTGGAATCCAATAACGGTTACATTTAGAGATCCGATTGGACCATCAGCGGCGCAAGCTTTAATGGAATGGGTTCGTTTACATGCAGAATCTGTTACAGGTAGAATGGGTTATGCTGCAGGTTATAAGAAAGATGTGGACTTGGAAATGTTGGACCCAACCGGAGTTGTTGTAGAAAAGTGGATATTGTACGGAGTTTTCTTAACAGACGTTAACTTCAATCAGTTATCTTATTCTCAGGATGGTTTGGCAACAATTACTTGTTCTATGAGACCTGATCGTTGTGTGTTAGTATATTAACATCTAAATTCTATTTATTTTTCATAGATAACTTTTACATTTGACCGTAGAGCATAAAACTCTACGGTTATTATTTTATGGACAATCAATCAAGAGAATACGGACAATCCCAATTAACTTTACCACACGACGTGGTTCCCTTACCAAGTGGAGGGCTATTTTATAAAAACAAAAAAAAGGCGATAAAGGTAGGGTACCTGACAGCATCTGATGAAAACACAATCATGGCTGGAGGTGCTGACATGACTTCAATACTTTTGAGGTCAAAAATTTACGAACCTGATATTAAGGTTGATGATTTATTGGAAGGTGATATTGAAGCGATTTTAATCTTCCTGAGAAATACAGCATTTGGCCCTGAAATGGAACTTAACTTAACCGATCCTGTCACAAAAAAAACTTTCAAATCCACGGTAAGTTTATCTGAGTTAGATATTTCCAAAGGAGAAAAACCAAATGAGGAAGGATTCTTTTCTACAAAATTACCTAAGTCTGAAATGAACGTAAAATTGAAACCATTATCATATGGTGAAATTTTGGAAATTCAAAAAATGGTCGACAGTTACCCTCAAGGAAGAACAGCTCCTAAAGTAACATGGAGATTAAATAAACAAATTGTTGAAATCAATGGGGTCACTGATAAATCCGAAATTTCGAAATTTGTTGAACAAATGCCAATAGCTGACTCCAAATATATCAGACAATATTTGGATGAAAATGAACCTAAATTAGATTTAAAAAGAACTGTAACAACCCCTTCAGGAGAAAAACTAACAATAAATGTTGGTTTCGGGGTGGACTTTTTTCGTCCTTTCTTCTGATTATAGGAAAGGTCAAATAGATGAATTTTATTATTTGACTAAACTTCTTAACATAAGTTATAGTGATTTTTTGAACATACCTATTTTTTATAGAAAATATATTTTGGATAAATGGGTTAAGGAAAATGTAAGGGACTGAAAATTCAGTCCCTTTCGTATTTATATAAAACAGACAATTAACAGATGGCCGATCAAAAAACATTTGACGAAATAAAAAAGGAACTTTTGGACTCGTTCAACGTAGGAGTCGAATCTTTCAAAGACCAATTTGATGCGATAGCCCAAGCTTCCAACGAATTACTCGGAACTTTTACTCAAGGGAGACAAAGAATAGGTGAACTAAGGACAGCCTTAGCTGACGCACTTCCTGATGTTACTAGATTGGGTGGTGGAATTAAAGATGTACAAAGTATAATTGCAGATGTTGCGGAACAATCAAAAAGGAATGTTGTTGCTTCATCAGAAGAAGTTGAAATGTTTTACGCTGCTAACAAAGTTCTTGGATTATCGGCTCAACAGTTGTCAAAATCCTTTTTGGATGTCGGAATCGGAATTGATAAAATTGGTGAAAATTTAAACAAATCAGTAGAGTATATTCAAAGTGTTGGAGGTAACGCCAAAGCTGTGATGACGGATGTTAATAACAACATGGAGCAGATGAACCGATATCAGTTCGAAGGTGGCGTTGTAGGTCTCACGAAGATGGCTGCTCAAGCTTCGATGTTGAGATTTGATATGTTTAATACTTTTACATTAGCGGAAAAGGTATTAGATCCTCAAGGTGCTGTTGATGTTGCAGCGGCGTTCCAAAGGTTGGGGGTTGCAGCTGGAACTTTGGTCGATCCTTTCGCTTTGATGAATGCGTCAATCAATGATCCATCTGGTTTACAGGATAGTTTGGCAAATGTATCAAAACAATTCACCTATTTTGATGAAGAAACACAATCTTTTAAAATCAATCCTCAGGGAGTATTGGTGTTAAGAGAAATGGAAAAAGAAGCGGGATTGGCAACAGGGTCTCTATCAAAAATGGGATTGGCTGCGGCAGAATTGGACGAAAGAATTTCTCAAGTAGGAGAGGCTGGACTTAATATCAAAGAAGAAGACAAAATGTATTTGGCTAACATCGCAAGAATGGGTGAAGGTGGCCAGTATGAAGTCAAACTAAGAGATGAAAGTGGAATAGAACAAACCAGAAGACTTTCAGAAATTACACAAGATGAATTTGATAAGTTGATTAAAGAACAACGAGAGGGCCCAAAAACTATGGAGGAATTGGCGAAAGCACAAATGTCTACCACAGATATTATAATGGGTGACGTTAAGGCAATCAAGGAAGCTTTGACAGGAGGAGTGGTTACTTCCGGACAAGTTACAAGAGAAACTGAAGGTGCTAGAAGGACTTTGACAACCTTTACTGGAGCGGGATCTGAATTAGTATCCTCCGAGGGTACACGAAAACAAACTGAAAGAGCTCTTAAAGATTTAGGACAATTAGTCGACGATTTAAGAGATGATAAGGTTGGAATGACCGACGATATTATCAACTACTTAGAAAGAGCGGGAACCCAATTAGGGGATATTGATGCTAGTGTTAAAAAATCTTTAGAAGAGGCGGCAACAAAAATAAGTCAAAACTTGGGAGATCAATCTATGGTGGAGAGATTAACTAAAGAAATGGTTGACACTGTCAAAAGTCAATTCACAACTGAGGATAATATCAAAAATCAACCTATTTCTTCAATTATCACTGGTTCGCAGACACCCATTTCAGGAAACCAAAATTTATCAACAGCGGTTGCTGCGGCAACAACAACACAAACCACAAAAATTGAATTTACTGGAGGGGCAAGATTTCAAGTTGATTTCAGTAATTTGCCAAGTGACTTGACACCAGCACAAAAAGAACAAATAATAAAGACATTTTCTGATCAACTAAATACGTTTGCTGCCCAGACTTTTGTTCAGAATCTTAACAAATCGAATAATCCATTGGGTAACAACGCCACTCAATATTTTGGTTGATCTCAATAAATAAAAATTGGTTCCAACCTATTTATAATAAAAAAATATAAATGGCAAGTCCTTTAGATTTTGTAAACTCAGAAGGTTTTAGAAAAAAACTTATTGTAAGGAATTTGACCCCTTATACTAAGGCACCAAATAGACCAACACAACCAATCAATACAGAATATATCCAATCTGATTCTTCAGTTCAGGATAGTCCTGATCAATTGATTGATGAACCTTCATTTGCCAACAAACTATATCCACTAAACCAATACGGCAATGAAGGCGGATACGAACAAGTCCCTGATCCAGGAGCTTTACAGAATACAAAATCTAACGAAGGTGAGTATGGATATCAAGACGCTAATATTGTAGGACAATCCATAGCTGAATCACAAAAATGGAAACCATTAAACGTATTTTCTAATGGGGATCAATTACCGTTGGATAGTGCCGAGTTTTTTGATTCCATAACTAGACCTCAAGCAACAAATACATCTAACAATCAACCTTATCCGACAACATTTGTTTCTTCGACTTATAGTCCCCTATCAATACTATTGTCTCCAAATCCTGGTGGAAGTAATGGTTTTGTGAGTCAGGACTCGTTTATTGCAAGACTTGGAGCACAAACTTTAAGAAAAGAATTTGAAGAAAGAATTGCGGCACAAATACGTCAAGATACCTTAGGAAGAGTTAATGCATTAAATGTTAGTAGTGGAACTGATCTTGTTAATATACTCACAGGTGTAGTTCCGATTATAGAACCTAACTATACTATCACAGTAACGGCAAATCCAATATTAGCTGCAACAAATTTTGCATTACGTTTAGGTGGTAGTATACTTCCTGTTTCCCCAATACCTGGTTCTTACTTTGATCCTAACATCAATCCTGGTCCTCAGACAACAATACAACAACTGACAAATGCTTTCAGACGTAGTGGTGTTGGTAAGTTCTTCAATAGATTGATGGGTGGAGGAGAGACTGGATCTCAGATCATGTTCAACAACATGGGTGTTGGTCAGAGATCTCGTTTATTCAAAAACATAGACTTCAACAAATACAAACCAAACTATCCGAGAACCTTCTTGGATCGAGTTGGAGGTATTTTGACTGGTACACAAGCCGACAATAGTAATTTTTATGTTGGTAATATCACGTCTAATCCATCACAGATATTTTCTCCAGTTGGTGAGGTACCTGTAAATCAGTATGGTGTTGAACAACAATCACCTGTTTATGGTCCTTCAGAACTTGCTCAGTTATATGAGGGGCCAAGTCAATCCGTTAGATTAGGTGCAAACGGACCAACCTATAGTAATGGTGGTGGAATCGAAGGTGGATTCACTTGGGTTTCTCCCAAATACAGAGGTAATGCGGGTAAAAAAGTAGGGATCAATGGAGAAGTTACAAATGAAGATGAAGATTTTAGACCATCATCATACAACACTACAGAGTCGGTAAATAATGAGTTTAGACAAGGATCGATATTAGATGATACACAACGACTCATTGATAGCCAACCTCAAGGAGGAAGAAGATTACAACACGTAGGGAATGCCATAGATCAAGTCAGTAAAGTATTCAATGACGGATACAAAGAAATGACAAAAGGATCAAGAGTTTATAGATATGTGGGTGATATAGGACAAGAAGTAGGAACAGAATATTGTAGAGTTTTTGCTAAGGATGTTCCTTATTTACAATATAATGATCTTCAAAAGGTTGATGGTATCACCACCGAAGGAAGAAGATTTTCCTATTCGGTTTTGGACAAAACATATAACCTTAACATTGTTCCAAACAAACAAGAAGGAGGACAAGATTCATCAAATCTTATTGGAAATGATGAGAATGCTTATGCAAAAAAGTATATGTTCTCTTTGGAGAATTTGGCTTGGAGAACATCTAGTACTCCAGGATTTTCTACTGCAGATTTACCTGTTTGTGAAAGAGGACCGAATGGTGGTAGAGTTATGTGGTTTCCTCCATATGGATTAACATTCAGTGAAAGCGTCACAGCAAATTGGAACCCTACAGAATTTTTGGGAAGACCAGAACCGATTTACACTTATAAAAATACTTCGAGAGGAGGAACTCTACAGTGGAAAATTGTAGTTGACCATCCATCAGTGTTGAATGTGATCGTAAACAAAGTTTTAGCAAACGAGACAAACAAAACTAGAATTGATAGTATTTTGGAATCTTTCTTCGCTGGATGTCGTAAATATGATATCTATGAGTTGGCAAAGAAATATGTTACAGTAAATCCTAATGATTTGTTTGAGTTACAACAGGCAATTTCTTCTAAAGAAATGACTCGAGAACAAATTGAGTATACACGTAAGACTATTGAGACTGGATATAATTCTCCAGATGGTTCAGATCAAGGATCTTCTCAATCTGGAGGAGGGGGTAACTCCCAAAACGAATTTCAAGGATATATTGAGTTGGGTTTGTATTTTGAAAATGACTACCCAAAACCAGAAGGGGATACTAACTTTGTTCCACTATATAGTGAATATACCTCATCATCAAACATAACTAAATACAAGTCAAAATCCAAAGGGGATGCAACAAGTACATTTTTCAATACTGTAGTTACTCCGAATTATAAAGCCATTGAAGAATTGGCGGTAAATTTAGGGAAAAAATTTGAAACCAATTCCCAAGGGACTGTCACAATAGAAATAGATTCAAGTTGTTCGGCGCCAGCTACCGTATCATATAATAAAGAACTTTCTAAGAGAAGGATCGAGTCAATGATCAGATTTTTTGCGGAGAATACTAACACAAAAAAATACGTAGAGAGTAAAAGATTGATTGTTAAGTCAAGAGTCGCATTTGGAGAACAAACACGATCCATCCCAATGGTATCTAACGCACCTGAAGGACCGTATCTTCCTAGTTCTTTTAATGCAAATGGAGACTCAATAAATTGTACTGATAACGATGTAAATACTCCAGGTGGAGACACACAGTCTGGATCCAAAGACGTATATACTTATCAGGCAATGGCTTGTAGAAGGGCATATATTTCAAATATAAATTCTAATCTTAATAATCCAGAGCCTGAGCCAGTACCAAATAGAATTGATGTTTTGGTTGGCAATGTCGTTACAGAAACCTTTACAACTGAGGAAGTTGTTGATGAGTGGAAGCCAAGAGACAATATTACTAAACGAGTGGTAAGAGCCTTATTATCTGAATGTGATTACTTTGAAACGATCAAAGCTGAAACCCCTATGGTTTTTGACAATCTGAAGGACAAGTTGAAGTTTTTCCATCCAACCTTCCATTCAATTACTCCTGAAGGATTGAATTCAAGATTGACGTTCTTACAACAGTGTATGAGACCTGGTGATACAATTCCTACTATAAAACAAGTAACACCTGAAAGTAAACCTACACTTGAGTACAACAACGCAGTGAATACATCATTTGGTGCTCCACCTGTGTTAGTTATGAGAGTTGGTGATTTTTACAATACAAAAATTATCCCAACTGGTTTACAAATAGCATACGAAGGACTTGATCTGAATCCTGAAGGGATTGGAGTACAACCGATGATTGCAAACATAACATTGAACTTCAACTTTGTTGGTGGTAGTGGATTGAAAGAATCTGTTGATAAATTGCAAAATGCATTGACCTTCAATTACTATGCGAACACTGAAATATATGATGATAGAGCTGATGCTACGGATATTGAGTCGTCAAGAATACTTGATCAAATATTTTTAGCTGGTCAAACACCTCCTCCAATACCTGGTGTAAACAACGCAAGTACGAATACTGGACAAGACAACAACTCAACTATTGGGAATATTGTAAGTTCAACGCTTTCTGATAATCAAGTAACTACAGGTGTAATAAGTTACGGTGACTTTATGCAAAAAGTTGTGACTGAAACACAAAATTATTTTACAACTGTTGTCAATAAAAATAAAGAAACCGTGAACCAATATAACAATGCTGTTAGACAACAGTGGCAATTGGAAAGAAACTATACTCAAGGTAATTTGAATGTTGATACTCCTGCGGTCGTCATATTCGGTAAACCAAATAATGTAGAAAAAAGGTTTGATGAAATATTCCTCGAACTTGATAATAATATCATAGATGGTACTGAAGGATTTATAAAATATTTGTCCGAGCCTTCAAAAAATCTTGCTCCACAATTGATAAGAACTATCAAGATCAATTATTCTAATTTTATTTTTAGAAAAAAATCTTTGTTCCAAAGTGGAGTATCTACCATAATTCAAAGTTTGGTTAATGAAGAACAAAAATATATTCAAACCTTAGGTCGAGTGAATGTTATTACTTATGCTGGTACACCTAATAATGGTACTGACGGGTTACAATCAAAGAGTGGACCTGTGACAGTTTATGTAACTATTGGTACACCAGATGTCCACAAAAGCTCATCAGCTCCAGATACTTTACTTGAATTAGTTGACGATACAAAGAAAATTCAAGAAGATATTCAGGCGTTCAATGACGCGATACAAGCTCCATTTAAATTTATTTATGCGGGAACAGGTGTTGAATATGAAGGTAATTTAGTGTTTCAAGTGGCTGACGGTAAATCAAAAGCCGTTACAACTACAGAAGTTTTCTTACCATTTAGTACGAACCCTTTGTTTAGTAAGAATGTTGAAAACTATCCAAATAGGAGAGTGTATATGGCATTGTCAGATGACATTTTGGATGATAAAAAATATGAAACTTTCAAACAAGAAATGATTGGTAATGTTTTGACAAACAAAACTTTGTTGGGTAATGGGTCAATAGATATACAAAAATTATTTGATGATTATTGGTTATTGAAACTCAGACCAGTTTTCTTGGAAGAAAACAATATAACAAAATCATTCATTGATAATTTGGAAAAGACAAGTTTGAAAAACTTCTTAATATATACACCGTTTGATAAAAAAACGAGAGATTTTACATTCACTACTGAAAATGGAGCATCAGAATCTAAAAAATCTTCACAAGAAAATATGATCAAAGGATTAGCCAACAGTTCAAACCAAAATACGAACATAAACACATGGAATGACCTAAATGGAAATGATACGGGTGCGTTCATATCTAAAGCGAAATTGAACTAATGTCATATCAATATTGGAATCGATACAGTGATTTTCTAATAAATGGAGAACAAACCGTTGTGCCATTTGTTTCGTTACCGCAAAAACCTACGGACAAGGCTTACATTTATAAAGTCGCAAAAAGTAGATTAGATAAAGTATCTCAAGAATACTACAATTCTCCTGTGTTCAGTTGGTTGATTCTACAAGCAAACCCACAATTTGGTGGTCTTGAAAATAACATTTACGATGGTGCGGTATTGATTATCCCATTCCCTTTATTACCATCTTTACAGGACTATAAGGCGGCTTTAGAAAATCATTTTTATTATTATGGCAGGTAACATTCAAGCGGACAATAGTGGTAATATTCTTGTTGAATTTGATTACAACAATATTATTGTAGTTGATCCGAATAAGACTATAGATGATTTCGGTAAAGTTTCAGAGAGACTTGTTGATCATGAAAAATTAGTAATGTATGCTAATTTGGAAGCGGAATTGTTACCAAGGACAAAGCTTGCGGTAGGAGGAGCTCCCGAAGATAGAATCAAAACAATTTCGGTTGCAAAAATGAATTTTTTAAAACCAACAAAAAATTCCTATTTAGGTACTGGATACTATGATGAACTTACTGGTGAAAACTCAACACAATTTAAAGGGGCGAATCAATTATTGGAAAAAGGGGTGCAACCGATAAATGGAGAAAAACCATATATTGTAAACACTGTTGCAAATGAAAAGGATATAATTGATAATGGATTATTAGGTATTACCTCAATTAACATTCAAACCAACTCTAGTTTTATACCTACCGTAGAAATTTTATTAGAGGACGTACAAGGTAGAGGGTTGTTTGAATTGGGTAATAACTCACCTTACTCAGCGTTTTTCAACTTACCTTATCCACCATTTTACCTAACATTGAAAGGATATTATGGTCAAGCGGTAAGATATCAACTCAACTTAGAAAAATTCCACGCATCATTCAATGGATTTAGTGGAAATTATTTGGTGAGACTACAGTTCAAAGGATACAAGTTCAACATTCTCAATGAGGTCGCAATGGGTCATTTACTTGCGGCGCCACACATGTATAGCCAAAGATTTGATGTCACACAAAGTGTTGAAGGACCTCAACAATCCAACCGATCGGCAGAATCCCAAGCAAATACTCAAGCTGAGAGAGGGGCTAATAACTTAGGTTCTAGTCAAGCGGCTGTAACTCAGTTAGTCGCGGAAAGAGGATATCAAAAAATAGTAGAAGTATACAGTGAATATAAAGCTAAAGGTTTGATTGCCCCAAATTTTCCTGAGTTAACTTTAGTTCAACTTATGAATAAGTTGGATCAATTCGAACAAACAATTGTAGAATCGTTTGATAAAACAGAAGTAGAGTCCTTAACAAATATACGAAATTATAAAGGAATTTTAACTCAGTATTTTGGTAGTGTGAGGGGAGCTAATACTTCTTGGTTCAATACATATTTAGATCCAAATCCAATTGTACTAGTTAACAAACAGAAAATTTACACATTTAAAGATCTTTCAACGGAAGTCAAAGAAGAAGCTATAAGTATCCTTCAAAGTAATATTACAAAGTTTAATACTTCGTTAGCAGAAAATCCTACTTTGGGAACTGCGGGGCCTACTCCGATACCGAACCCTATAAAGTATGATATTATAAAAGCGACCCCACCCCCTTTCGACAGTATCGATTGGAGAGAGACCACAAGAATTCGTACTGGTATTTTGAGTCCTACAGTTCAAGATGAGGCTGATCTTAAAAATAGATTAAAACCACTTTTTGTAACAACTAAATTACAAGCAACGGAAACCAACGGAAACAAATCTTTGGTTCCGATTCCTGAGAATTTTTTTACTTTCGAGAGTGAAGATGGATTTGATAAACAGATTGGTTTATTAGAAACTCAAGCAAATAAAAAACTATCTGACTACGAAAGTGAAATCTCTGAAAAACTTTTAAGAAAGATAGAAGATACGGATGTCGGATTGGGATTCAAACCGACTGTGAGAAACATGATAGCCCCTATTATGGCTTCTGCTGAAGCTTTCATTAGGTTATTGGATGATGTACATACAAGTGCATGGAATGTTAAGTATGATCCAGTGAGAAAAAGTGCCATATTGGATAATCAAACATCTGCGCAAGGTAGTGAAGTGATTGACCTCGTGGTTAGAGATCAATCTAACTTAGTTGGAAACAATGAGTTAGACAACAATGCCGTTAATTCACAGATACCTGTATATCCTTGGCCTCAATTTTTTGTTGAATCACCCGATGATAAAAAAGGGAGATTCCAACTTAAGTATATTGCTGATCCAACCGTTGTTGATCTTACTCAAGGATATCTATTTGACAAATGGCCTGAAGTTGAATTTGTGG